AGAGGAATGGGCGCTGCTGAATTTGGCGGCAAGTTTTCTGGCATATATTAAATGTCAATTATTTGGCTGTCTGAACAGCTAAAGAAAAGAATTAATGAGAAGAAAGAAGATATCCAAATAGCCATTATGAATGGCACTAAGGATGTCGAAGAATATCATTATCTACGTGGGCGCTACAATTCTCTCGCCGACCTAGAATCTGAACTTAGAGAGTTGCTAAAAAAGGTAATAGAAAACGATGAGCAAGGTAATAGTTCCTGAACATGTCGCAAAATCAGTAGAAAAAGATCTACAACAAAAAAAACAACAACTAGAAGATCAAAAACCCGAAGCGGTTAAAGAAGTTGAAAAAGCTTATACAGAAGCAGCAAAAAGAGTATTGGATCCTTCCTTGCTCGATAAATCATTCTTAGAGCGTATGCCTCAGCCTACTGGGTGGAGGATTCTTATATTGCCATATAAAGGCAAAGGCGTTACTGAGGGTGGTATTCAGTTAATAAAAGAAACTGTTGACAGAGAATCCTTAGCAACAGTAGTGTCCTACGTTGTCAAGATGGGGCCTCTATGTTATGCAGATAAGAAAAAGTTTGGAGAAGCTCCTTGGTGTCAAAAAGGAGATTGGGTGTTAATTGGTAGATATGCAGGAGCTAGGTTTAAACTTGGCGACGATGCAGAGTGCCGTATAATAAACGACGACGAAGTTATCGCGACTATAGAAGACCCCGATGACATTGTTAGCGCATAACGTGAGGAGGACTCATGCTAGAACCACAAGTAAATGAAGAATTAAAACAAGAACCCGTCGATGGCGGAGAGATTGTTGAATTAGAAATAGGAGACTCAGCAGATTCAGAAGCTGAAGCTGCTATTGAAAATGTTTCTGTTGAAGAAGATAAGGAAGTTAAAAAAGAGGAAGAATTAGAAGACTACTCTAAAGGTGTTCAGAAAAGAATAGCTACGCTTACTAAGAAAATGAGAGAGCAAGAAAGAGCAGCTAATTCTGCTTATGAATACGCTCAAGGATTACAAGCAGAAAACAATCAACTAAAACAAAGCAGTACAGAATTAAATAAAAACTATTTATCCGAAGCTCAAAACAGATTAAATTCTCAAAGAGCGCAAGCTAACTCAGTTTTAAAAAATGCTTATCAAGATCAAGATTGGGACAAGGTAACTAAAGCCCAAGGTATCCTTGATAAGATAACAGTTGAAGAAAGTAAGTTGGCCAACACACCAGTACAGGTGCAACAACCAACTAACTACCAGAATTATCAAGCTCCAATGCAACAACAGGCTCCAGTTCAGCAACAAGCTGCACCAGACCCTGCTGCTGAAGATTGGGCGGGTAAAAACGAGTGGTTTGGTGAAGATGAGACAATGACCCTAGCCGCTTTTAACATTCATCGTAAATTAATTGAGGACGAAGGTTTTGACACTTCTGACGCAACATACTATGATGAGATAGATAAACGTATCAGAACTGAATTTCCTCACAAATTCTCAACAGGTGATGAAGTCAAATCTGCTAGTAAAATGCAACAAAATGTTGCGTCAGCTGGAAGAAGTGATAGTTCTGGGCGCAAACGTCAAGTCAAACTTAGCGCAAGTGAAGTTCAAATGGCAAAACGTTTAAATGTGCCACTTAGCGAATATGCTAAGTACATTAAAAGGTAAATTATTATGACTGATGAGAAAAAAGTAGAAGAAAATAACAGAACTTCGCGTTCTGCAGAAACTCGAGCTAAAGATACTGCTCGCAAACCTTGGCGTCCCCCATCTATGTTGGACACGCCTCCAGCGCCTGAAGGATATACCTACAGGTGGATAAGAGCTGAACTCGTTGGTGAAGAAGATAGAAAGAATGTTATGTCTAGGATGCGTGAGGGTTATGAACTCGTACGTGCCGAAGAGATAGGAGATTTCGAGCTTCCAACTATGGACGACGGAAGGCATGCTGGAGTAGTAGCCGTGGGTGGTTTGCTGTTGGCGAAGATTCCTAATGAAACACGTGACGAAAGAAACGCCTATTTCAACGACCGTGCAAAACTGCAACAAGATGCAGTTGACAATGACTTAATGAAAGAATCTGACCCTAGTTCTCCGATGTTAAAACCTCAGAGATCTACAAGCGTAACTTTTGGTGGTGGAAACAGAGATTAATCTGATTCCATCAAAATAAAACTTTTTAAAAAAAGGTAAATATTATGGCGAATATAAATGCACCTTCTGGTTTAAGACCAATTGGAAAGTTAGGCTCATCTGTAAATTCTACAGGCACAACCGAGTATGACATTCTGACAGGTACAACTGGAACTATATATACAGGCGACCCAGTAAAAATGGTCAACACAGGCGGCATTGCCGTTGCTGCTGCTGGCGATTTATTACTAGGAGTCTTTCAAGGATGTCACTTTACAGATTCAAGCGGAGATAGAATTTTTTCTCCTGTTTGGACTACATTGACAGCAACCAGCGACTGCAAAGCAGCCGTTGTCGACGACCCAGATGCTTTATTTGAAGTACAATCTGCTGCTACAGGTAGCGTTACTCAGACCAATGTTGGTTTGAACGGCGATATCGTTTATGCTGCAGGCTCTTCAATATCAGGCGTTTCAGGAGTTGAAATTAGTGGCACTATGGCTACTGGTACAGCTCAATTAAGAATAATGGGAATATCAAACGACCCTTCTAACAATGCGTTAGGAACTGGGTCTTTATCAACTAATGTTAATTTTATCGTCAGGATTGCCGAGCATTTTAACAGAACTGCTGCGGGAGTATAATAATGGCTATAAATAGAGCGCAATTAGCGAAGGAACTAGAACCAGGATTAAATGCCTTGTTCGGAATGGAATATTCTAGGTATGATAATCAACATACTGAAATATTTGAAACTGAATCATCAGACAGAGCGTTTGAAGAAGAAGTAATGATCGTGGGCTTTGGTAACGCCTCAGTAAAAGGTGAAGGTAACTCTGTCGAATATGACAATGCTACTGAAGGTTTTACTGCACGTTATGCACACGAAACAGTTGCTTTAGCCTTCTCTCTAACTGAAGAAGCGGTAGAAGATAACTTATACGATAGACTAGGCTCAAGATATACAAAAGCTTTAGCAAGGTCTATGGCTAATACAAAGCAAATTAAGGCAGCCTCTGTTCTTAATAACGCTTTTAGTAGTAGTTTTACTGGTGGCGATGGTGTTGCTTTAGTATCAGACTCTCATCCTCTGGGTGGCGGTGGTAGTGCAAGTAACAGGCCAACAGCTTATGCTGACTTGAATGAGACTTCATTAGAAGATGCTCTTATTAATATCTCAACTTTAGTTGATGATAGAAATTTGACAATTGCTCTACAAGGAAGAAAGTTGATTGTTCCACCAGCATTACAATTTGTTGCTGACAGATTATTACAAACTCAAGGTAGAGTTGGTACGTCTGACAATGACATTAATGCTATAAAAAATATGGGTATGGTCCCTGAAGGATATGTTGTTAACAACTATCTAACAGATACCGATGCTTGGTTCCTAAAGACAGATTGTCCTGATGGATTCAAACATTTTGAGAGAAGCCCTATGCAAACATCACTAGAAGGTGATTTCGATACTGGTAACATGCGTTACAAAGCTAGAGAAAGATATTCCTTCGGCTACTCCAATTGGAGAGCTGTGTTCGCATCTCAAGGAGCATAATCTTAATTGATTGTCTTAAGGGAGCTTCGGCTCCCTTTTTTTTTGCTTAAAAGTAATATACAATTATATGACTAGGATTAATTAACTTGTTTTATCAACTGACCTAGCAGACAAGCCAAGATGATAAGACTTATTTCCTAGGAGGAAATTATGGCGAATTCAACATTCAGCGGTCCAGTCAGGTCCGAAAACGGTTTTGAACAAATTACAGTAGACGCATCATCAGGTGCAATTACAACTAATTTTGATATAGATGCAAGTGGAAACATTACTGACGTAGGTTCAATCGCATCTGATGGTGCTATTTCTACTACAAGTACCATATTAGGTAAGAAAGTAATTAATACAACTTTTAATGCTACTGCTGCTAAATCAGAAGCTATAACAGCAGCTCAATCAGGAACTTTGTTTTTAATTGACGGCACAAATAATAATGTAATCACTTTACCTACTGTATCTACAGCAAATGTAGGAGTTCATTATGAATTTCAACTAACTGTAGCTGTAGCTAGTGGTAAAACTACTACTATTGTTCTTCCAGGTTCTGCTGTATCAGCATTTCAAGGAATGCTTTCTTTAGTTGCAGGAACAGCAGCTAACGCAGTAAGTGATGTAGCAGGAGATACTTTAACATTAGTAGCAGCAACGGTTTTAAACGCTAGAGTTTCTATGACTTGTGTTTCAGATGATGGAACAAACTCTAAGTGGATGACTACTGCTCTATCAACTCCAATCGCTACAATATCTTAATAGGAGTAAATTATGGCAGGTAGATTAACTGGCTCAGACGTACAGGGTAGGTTTATAATTGCTGACGCTCAAGCTTTAGATGCAGATGGAATATCAGTAGCAGCAGCCGTAGGAAATAATGCAGCACTTACTATAGGTGGTGCGTTAGCTGACGGAGGCTCTGTTACCAATGTTGGTGGAAGGATTGTAACTATTCTTTCTGCTGGTAATGATGCAGCTAAATCATTTACTGTAGTAGGTACTGATGTTAATGGAGACTCTCAAACAGAATCCATTACAGGTGCCAATGCAGGCACAGCTACTGGCTCTAAATATTTTAGAGTAATAGCTTCAATAACAGCTGTTGGTAATCCAGCAGGTGATGTTTCTGCTGGTATTAACACAGCAGTTGCAGACGTTATTTTTGCAGGTAGATCCAGATTACAAGGAGTAAATTTGGTTTGCTCTGGAACGGCAGGAAATGTGGATTTTGTAAACACCTCTCCAAACGGTACAAGTTCTTTTAAACTAGGATCTGTAGCATCTGCTACTGCAACTAGAGATATTACTATTCCGGATAATGGATTGCTTTTTAGTGACGGTATATATATTAATTATACAACTGCTACATTTTCATCATTGACTGCTTTTCATGCGTAAAGGTGGCTGAGAGAAAAAAAAGTAAACCTATTCCTAAAACAACGGGTAAAGGCGGGAATTACCGCTCTACTAAAAGTGGAGCGGGTATGACTAAAAAGGGTGTTGCTGCGTATAAACGCAAAAACCCCGGCAGTAAGTTAAAGACTGCTGTAACCGGTAAGGTTAAAAAAGGTAGCACGGCTGCTAATAGAAGAAAGTCTTATTGTGCAAGATCTCTAGGACAACTTAAAAAGAGCTCTGCTGAAACTAGAAATGATCCTAATTCAAGAATTAGGCAAGCAAGAAGAAGGTGGAAGTGTTAATTTTATGAAAGGCGTAAATCATTACAAAAAAGATGGCTCTCTTCATAAAGGCCGTATGCACAAAATGAATGACGGATCTTTACACACTGGAAACAGTCATACTGCTGCTAGCAAACAATTGTTTCACTTTGGCGAGTTAAACAAAAAATCAAAAACAAAAGCAAAAACTTATTGGAGTAAATAATGGCAAAACCAGGGCTATATGCAAACATAGATGCTAAAAGAAAACGTATAAAAGCCGGATCCGGTGAAACTATGCGTAAAGTAGGAAGCAAAGGCGCTCCTAGTAGTAACGCATTTAAACAAGCTGCCAAGACCGCAAAAAAAATGCGTAAAGGTGGTACTATAAATAAAAACAACCCAGGTAACTCTGGTTTGTATGGTAGAAAATAAGGAGAAAATTATGCCAAAAGGAATAGGAACATACGGAAGTAAAGTAGGAAGACCTGCTAAACCAAAGGGAATGAAAAATGGCGGAAAAGCCATGATGAACAAAGGCGGAAAGGTCAAACACATGATGGGCGGCGGATCACCTGTTATGGATCAAATGATGCCACCAATGAGGCCTAAAATGATGAATAAGGGCGGCAAAGTCAAAAGAGGTGAGGCAAGAGGTGGTGGTGCAGCAACTAAAGGTCTAGGCTATAACATCTAGTGACAACATCAAGCAGCAAAAATTTTGAGCCAGATGTAGCTGAGTACATTGAAGAAGCCTTTGAGAGATGTGGTTTAGAACTGCGTACGGGATATGATTTGAAAACAGCTAATAGAAGTCTTAATTTAATGCTTGCTGAATGGGCTAACAGAGGTTTAAACCAATGGACCATAGCTCAAAAAAC